ACCATTGCGGTAGGGGTCTTTTGCGTGTTGGTTTATGTATGCTTTCCTTGTAGCCTTTTAAAAATAAACACACACGGACTTGTCTTGCATGATTCGAATCTCATGCAGAATTGACTGCCAGAAGATGCGCTTGTTGTCTTGTGTTAGTTCTTGGTACATATCCAGCCAATTATCAGGCACATCAGGCACATGGCATGGTGTGCGTTTCAGTTCAAGAACAGATATTTCATTTTTTAATCTATCACGCTTCTCTATGTATTCCCCACGCTCTATATCTCCCATCTCATACATGTCAGCGAGCCTTCGGATTTTGCCGTTAATTGCCTTTATTTCTTTATCTGTGGTGTGATTTTCGGCTTGTATCTCTGCTTGGTATTTAGGGGCATTTAGGAGCGTATCTTTGAGTGCTGCTATGGCTTGCCTCTCAATAGTGGATTCAAGGAGCATGTGCCTCTTGCATCGTCCTGATCCGAAGCCGGAGCAGACGTATGCCGGATATTTATCATATACTATGGTGCCATCAGCTTTCTTGCGGTAGGAATTGTGCATGTAACCACAATATGCACGACCACACCTATCGCACCGCATGACACCAGTAAACATGTATGTGTGTGCGGAGTTCTTGCGGTGTGGTTCTTTTCCTGGTCGATTTATAACGCTATCAATCATAGAAACCTTATCAGCAGGGATGTATGGCTCAAATATCTCTTGGTTTGCCTTGCCTCGGTATATGCCATCTTTTAATATCCGTCTGCAAATGTGATAAGAGAAGTCTGCTCCATTTGCATTGGCTATCTCCCGTGCCTTGTGCATGGATAATGTGTCTATGAACGCATTCACAAATATATCAATCTTACCAGACACATTCTTATCTTTGACGATCTTTTTATTTTCCCTTATGTAACCAGTTGGGAGCACTCCCACATATTCGCCTTTTTCACGCTTGTAATCGTTCACAGCTTTGATTCGCTCCCCAGTACGGTCTGATTCTGCTTGCGCAACGGAAAGCATGATATTGACTTTGAATATCCCTGCGGATGTCTCTGTCTCGTAATCCTCCCAGATAGCTCTCCAAGGCACTTTTCCTATTTGGTCCATAACTGCATAGTAATCTTTCACAGAACGGAAAAATCGGTCTAATTTCGTGACCAGGATAATATCTATCTTGCCTTGCTGGCAGTCTTTAATCATGCTCTGCATGGCATTGCGCTTCTTATAGGAGATATGTGCAGAAATGCCGGCATCATTGTAGACACCGGCAATCTCGATATTGTTCTGTTCGCAGTAATCTTGGAGTGCCTTGAGCTGTGCATCTATGGAAAATCCGTGTAATTTCTGCTCTCTCGTAGACACGCGTAAGTATAATGCTGCACGTTTCATTTTATTATCCCTTCTGGCATGACATTAAGTATTGAGCATACTTTATCAGCCTATCCAATGCTTTATTATCGAGGTCATTCATTCTGCTTTCAATAAACTCAATATTTGCCTCTCCAGTGGATAACCCAAGGAGATCAGAAGGCTCACAGCATAGAACCTTTGATAAATCCATTATGCTGTCATAGTCCGGCTGGGTTCTGTCTTTCTCCCAAGAACTGATACACTGCCTTGTTGTATTCAGAAGTTTTGCAACATCTTCCTGTGACAACATCTGTCTCAATCTATATTCTCTTATGTTCTTTCCTATCTCTTTTTTGTACATACAAATCACTCTCCTTACATTTTTTATTATAAAATGACAACAAACTGTTGACAAGCCACATTTTATAGTGTATGTTGACAGTGTCAACACAAAATGTTGCGCCAAAAAGAAAGGAGGAAAAGATGGAAGTTTTTACTCTTAAACAGTTAAGACTTGCTAAGAGCATTACCCAGGAAGAGATGGCAAGCAAAATTGTTAAGGAAAATGGCAATTCTATCCATGTGAACACCTATGCCAGATGGGAAGAAAAGCCAAGTCAGATTGCGATAGAATTTTGCTACCGCATCTGCGAGATTCTCGGTGTAGAATATGACCCCAAATTTTTTTTACCCTAAATGTCAACAAAATGTTGCATTTTCTACGCACCGTCAAGATGCGGACATCATCTTTATGAGCGGAGGTAAAAATGGACCCAAAAGAAATCTACACCATACTTGCCCAGCTATGGGCAAAACAAAACGGCTGCACAGTAACAAAAGTAACAGTAAAGGAGTAAACAAATGAGTAAATTATCGAAAATCGGTTCATGGATTTGCATTATCGGCTTGTTCGCTGGAATGGCACAGGTAGCGTTCAACGTATGGAGCCAGCCATATTTCATGGTTCCTGTGCTTCTTGGAGCATTCATGTTGGGTATCGGTGGTTTGCTCGAAGAAGGAGGATGGCATGAGTAAGGCAGATTTTGTTGAGGAATTAAAAAACTTCTACATGAACGTTGTTGAAAATCCAGAAGGCATCGAAGATTTGACGTATGTCGAGTTCCCGGAAATCAACAGGGAATATGTTTACGTCTTATGGAGAAGCGGAGCGCAGCAGAGATTCAGCGTATGGGGCGATAACGCACAGGGAATCACAAAGGACTTTTTTAGATTCCTGGATAACCATGACAACTATGGATGGCTTAAGCCGGAGGAGAGAATCTGATGGATAGAAATGTTAATACCGTATTACTTGCACTTGATGTCTATGACAACATGAGCGACTTAATCAATGACCAGAAGCACAGAATCGCAGACCTTGAGCGAAATATTGATTTAATGCACCTCAAATATTCTGACCTGGTGCATGAGATCAGAGAACTGGCAAAGGCAAGCATTCATAAATTGGAAGATTACTGGTTCTTATCTTCAGAAATGAAAGAGCTTCTTGAACTTATCGGACAGGACGATCAGGAATTTCTGTGCCAGGTCAAAGCAGATGAGGAATTGGCTTTCCCTTGGGAAGAAGGAAAAGTGGAGGCTGATGACGATGGCAATTCCTAAAGAGGGATGGAAGCACTTCGAGGTGATTGACTTGGGCGAGGTGTGCGGAAGATGTGATTTGTGCGGTGCTGCATTAAGGTACAAACACATTTTAAGACATAAGGATGCTGGGCAGATTGGAATCGGTGTGGAGTGTGCAAGCAATGTCCTGAATGGTACTGATATGGAATATGTCAGAGAACAGGATGAGCTGGTCAAAAAATCAGCCAATAAGGAAATGCGCAGATTCAAATTGATACAGAAGCGATATGCGGAGTATCTCGATGTGAAGCAAAGACACAATCAAGAGTACATGACTTTTGAAGAGTATTTGGAAGCATGGACCGAAGGCGAGAAGCAAAAGAAGGGAGAATGAGATGGCGAATTTGTTTGATTCAAGAGACTCACAGCACGGAAAAAGACCTTGGAGAACAAGGCAGATTACCTTAAGAGAAATTTGCAGAACATGATGGAGATTACCGGCAAGACCAAATTCAAGACCAGCAGTTTCTCCTACAGCATTCAGAAGAACCCTGTGAAGGTGGTTATTGATGATGAGGCGAACATCCCGGATGAGTTCTTGATTCCTCAGAATCCTACCATCGACAAGGCTGGAATTTTGGCTGCCATTAAGGAAGGCAAGGAATTTGCATTTGCTCATACAGAGCAGGGGCAGAGTTTAAGAATCAGATAAAAGGAGATACGACATGGCGAATCTAATTGGAATCATGGGAGAGTCAGGTGCTGGCAAGACTAGTAGTTTTGAGAGTTTAGACCCTGCAACCACATTCATTATTGATTGTGACAAAAAAGGCTTACCATTCCGCAAGGAGATAAGAGAGAAGTATTCAGAGAATGCAAAGAACTATTTCAAGACGGACCAGCAGAGCACTGTATTTGGAATTTTACAGAAGATTGATAAGCAAGAGGACATGCAGCACATCAAAACGGTTGTTATTGATACCATTAACGGAATCATGGTGGCTGATGAATCACGCAGAAGAAAAGAGAAGTCTTACGACAAATGGGCAGACCTTGCATGGGCTGTATATGACATCCTCGATTATGCGTTAATCATGCGTGATGATCTGAATGTTATTGTGGTTGCGCATGTACAGTTTGACCGTGAGGATGATGGCTACCGTTTTGCGCATATCAAGACTTCCGGCAAGAAGCTGGACAAGATTGGTATTGAAACAAAATTGAATACTGTTCTTTTTGCAAAGGCAACACCAGACGGAAGATACATTTTTGAAACACGAGCAAATCAGAGCACTGCAAAAACACCTCGTGGAGTATTCACGGAAATGGAGATTCCTAACGACATGGCAGCAGTGCTGAAGAGATTGGAGGAATTTTAGTGGGTACAGCTTACCTAAAAGATGGAACCCGGATGGATTACAAGGAATATATTGCATCGCATCCACACTGGCAAGTTGTGAGACAAGCAAGACTTAAATTCGACAACCAAGTGTGCGTTATCTGTCATAAGCCAGCATCAATGGGGTATGAGACACATCACGTAAATTATGACCACCTCGGTGATGAGCACATGACAGATGTGATTACGCTTTGCAAATCATGTCATGCAAAATTCCATAGCGTATGGAAGAAGCAAGACTTTTGGAAAGGCAGAGAAAAGGAGCACTGGCAGTTATTCGATATCGAGCACACAGCAAGACTTTGTGCCGTGTATTACAGCCAGGACAAATTTATTTCATGCAATCCGAATGGTTTGAATTTATGCAGTAAAGACACTCAACGACAAATTATCGATGAGTATTTGAAGGAGTTGAATGCTCCGGCTCCTATCCAAATAGATCCGAATGACATCGGTCTGTTTGTTAGGAACAAACGATATGAATTATTTTTCGAAGCCGAAAGCCGTGGGCTTACTGTTGAGCAGTTCCTGGACGAGAGATACGGACCCAAGGAGCGAGGCAGGAACCCACTGCGACAGGAAGCCGGAAAGAAGAACGGAACATTTGACCATGAGCCGAAGTCTTTCCACCGTCACTACAAAGAAAACAAGAACATTTTAGCCCTTATGGAAGAGGCTAAGAAATATTATCCACAGGAGGATTAAAACATGCAGAAGCCTAATAGTTACGAAGAAACACAGACAGGAGAATTTACTCCCATCAACCTTGGAGGACACACTTGTATCATTAAGCGTGTGGAGGAAACAACCAGCAAGACCGGCAAGCCCATGATTAAGATTGCCATTGATTTTGATGGCAATGATTCACAGCCGACTTACTTTATGACCTCATTCCAGAATGACACAAGAGAGGATAAGAAATGGCCCTACAACGGTACACAGTACATTCTGTCAGAGGACAAGGATGGAAAGTGCTCAAGATCATTTAAGTCTTTCATCACTTCTGTTGAGAAGTCAAATAACTGCGAATGTGTATGGGGTGATGGCTTTGCTTCTTGGTTCACTGGTAAGCGTGTAGGTGTTGTATTCGGTGAGGTTGAGGAAGAGTACAACGGAGAAATTAAGACAAGAAGAAAGATTCGCTACTTCTGCCAGTACGACAAGGCAGCAACAGCAGATATCCCTGAAAAGAAGTTATTGAATGCCGGAACTGGTGCATCAACTACTACTGCTCAGAGTGGCACTCCTGGATTTATGAATATCCCGGATGGAGTAATGGAAGAAATCCCGTTCTAAGGAGGCATTTATGCGCTGGACCGATATCGTCAATTATGACGAATTAAAGAAAACAATAGATATTTTAAAGCCGAATGGTCAGCTTTTCGAGGTCCGTGTTATCGCATCAAGTAAGAAGGTTCTGAGTGGGTATTTTACCGACTCAGAAACACTTCTGAAAGCCTTCGAGAATATTGATTTGAGAAGCACAAACGTGTACATCACTCTGAATGAAGTGAATGAGGCTTTGTATTCACGCTCCCAGTGTGACAAGTTTGTTGCCAACACAAACACTACGAATGACCAAGAAATTGACTCATTCCAATGGTTGTTTATCGACTTCGACCCAGTGAGACCAGCCGGTATTTCTTCAAGTGATGATGAGCTTGCGCTGGCTCTTGAAAGAAAAGATGCAGTAAAAGCATATCTGCATGAATTTGGGTTTTCTGACCCTGTAGAAGCAATCTCCGGCAATGGCTATCACTTGCTGTATAGAATCTCGTTGCCGAACAATGACGAGAGCATCCAAATTGTGAGCGGTTGCTTATCTGCTCTTGCGAATAAATTCAATACGGATGCGGTTAAGGTTGATACCACGAACTGCAACCCTTCGAGAATCTGTAAACTGCATGGAACACTTGCACAGAAGGGAGCAAATACAAAGAAGCGACCTCATCGCATGAGTAGGCTTTTAAATGTTCCTGGTGTAATTCAGACAACAAGCAAGGATTTTCTGCTTGCTCTATCTGCCCAGAACGAGCAACCGGCAAAGATTGCACCGCAAACGAGAGCACAGAAAAAGACATCTTCCGAATTTGATCTGCGAGATTTTATGCTCCGTAACGGTATGACAAGTAAAGAAGATATTGGAAGAGACTGCACAATGTACCTTTTAGATTCTTGCCCATTCAATTCGAATCACATGAATGGTGATGCAAAAATCTTCCACTATACCAATGGAGCTATTGCTTTCAAATGTCATCACAATTCATGCAAAAGCAAGACATGGCAAGATGTACGCACTTTGTACGAGCCGGATGCCTATGATGGAGCATTAGCCGATGCAAGAATTGAGGACAGTTACCAGAAACACAAGAAGCAGAAAAAAGAGAAGGAAGAAACAGCACAAATCAGATTTGAGGGTGACGATGAACCGAAGCCGGCACAATCTCAACACAAGCGCAAGGTGCGAAAACTGAAAAAGGCTGCTGATTTGCTTCTCAAGAATCTGCCTGAGCCTCGTGTGTTTGTTGGTGTTGGTGATGAATTGCCGTTACTGGTTGAAGGCACTTGCATTCTTTCAGCAAAGCCAAAACTTGGCAAATCATGGCTTGTGCTCGGAATGTGCTTGGCTGTATCAACTGGAGCTGATTTTCTTGGGTACAAGACAAATAAATGTTCGACATTATATCTCGACCTTGAGACTTCTGAACAGTTAGAGCAGAAGCGACTTAAGAAGGCTTTGAACGGTGCGCCTGTGCCGGAGAATTTCTACATGGAACAGGAAGCAGATTCTGTTGATAAAGGATTTTGTGAACAGATTGAGGACTATCTGAAAGAGGACCCAGCGATTGGTATTGTGGTGATTGATGTCTTTCAGATTATCAGATCTAACGCAAAGAGCGTAAAAGAGACAGAATACGAACATGCTTACAGAGATATTACACCGCTCAACGAATTGGCACAAAAGCACCATATAGCAATTATCCTTGTATGTCATGACCGCAAGGCTATTGATGCGGATGATCCGTTCAGTAATATCTTGGGAAGTACCGGCTTGCAGGGTGCAGCAACACAGATGATGGTGATGTTCCGCAAGCGCAAAGATGACCCTATCCATATTTCAATCAAAGGCAAAACCATTGATGGCTTGCCGGAGTTGGATGTGAATATCAAAAACGGACAATGGGTTATTGCCGAGGGTGTGAGTGATAAAGACAGAGAAAAGGCAAGTCTAAATAGGGAGTACATGGAATCCAACATCAGAAAAGCAGTTGTTAGGTTGGCATGTTCTGATACGGAATGGAGAGGCAGATGCGCTTCTATTGTGAACGCTGCCGCATCGATGGGAATACCCATCACGGAAAGCAATAGAGACATCGGCGGTTTTCTCCACAGACACCAGGGAAGATTTTTGGCAGAGGATAGTATTGTGGTGGAAATTATCGACCACGGAACAGGTAGCAAGGAATACTCGTTTTACGTAAATAATAAATCCACCATTCCTACCATTCCTAATTTTGAGCAAATATCTCTGAAACCCTTGGAAAATATACATTATTTCTAATAAAAGCGATAACTATTCTTTTGTATTGACCATTCCTATGACCATTCCTTTACCATTCTTTAGGAATGGTAAGAATGGTAAGAATGGTGGTTTTTGATAGTACGTAAGGAGTTAAAAATGAAGAAGCTGCATGAAATGATTACAGAGTTGTGGTCATGGTCCAAATCCATATACCAGGACAACCCAACCACAGCAGACGAATGGCGCAAGGTTATCCGTTCAGGGAATGACCTTTTGCACAAATACGCTCAGGAGCATGGCGAGACCAGCAATGAATATATCTTCGTGCGAAAAATGGTGACAGCCATCCATGCGTATGTTGAGGCAGACTTAAAGGAGGGCAAGGCGAATGTGTAAGATTATCGGCAAAGACAAGATACAGACAGCGCAGACTGTTATTAAGGCACTTCGGTGTTCATGCGAGGTAAGACCGGCAGGGTCATCCTGTGAGGGTTGCGCATACAGAGTTATCGAGGAGATACCAGAGGAATATCTTGGCATGGTGACATGCGAGAAGAAATATTGGGAGTCATGCGATGTTGAGGGCATGGCAAGAGATGCAGCGGATATGCTGGAGGAGTTGATTGGAGGTGCGACAGATGGCAAGAAAAATTAAATGCGAGATATACAGAGATTCCATGCAGAACTATAAGAAGTATGCGATTCCTCCGGCACAGTTGATTATCGCAGATGTGCCTTACAATGTCGGCACTGACTTTTATGGGAGTAATCCATCATGGTATGTCGGTGGTGACAACAAGAACGGAGAGAGCAAACTTGCAAAAAAAGCAGCGTTTAATTCTGACTTCAATTTCAATCTTTATGAGTATTTCCATTTCTGCTCCAAGATGATGAAAAAAGAGGACAGCAAGCCTCTGTCTCGTGGTAGCAGTTCAAACAGCCCATGCATGATTGTATTCTGTGCATTTGAACAGTTGCAGACCCTTATCGATGCAGCCAAGAAGCATGGCTTTAAAAACTACATTCCGCTTGTGTTCGTTAAGAATTACAGCCCTCAAGTATTGAAAGCCAATATGCGTGTTGTAGGTGCAACAGAATATGCATTGCTCCTTTATCGTGACAGACTTCCCAAATTTCGCAACGGATGCAAGAAGGATGAAAACGGCAAGAACATCAGAGGAACAGGCAAGATGGTGTTTAACTGGTTCGAATGGGGAAAGGACGGAAAAGAGATTCCAAAGATTCATCCAGCGCAAAAGCCTGTGTGCCTTCTCGAAAAACTGATTCAGACATTCACGGACCCTGGCGATGTTGTGATTGACCCTTGCTGTGGTTCTGGTAGCACCTTAAGAGCAGCGCACAACCTCGGAAGAAGTGCATTTGGTTTTGAGATTGACCGCACATTTTACAACAGGGCAAAGGATGAGATGCTTGCATTCCCTGATGTAGTGGATGAACAGTTGACTATTGACCAGTGCTTTGACGAGCAGTGCTTCGGCAAGATTGGAGAGTGATTGCATGGCAAAAAAGAAACATAAAAGCAGACCGCACCGAAGTAGCGCAGAAGTCATGCGAGACATGCACGGTGTGGCACAGTTCCAGCGCACAGGACTAGCGCAAGGATACAATGACATGTCCGTGATGCTCTGTCATGTAGCACGTTTTGATTTTCGTATCAAATCGCCGGAATGGTATGAAACATTCCTCGGATATATCTCAACTTATTGGTACCCATATTACAACGGCGAGAAAACTGCTCATGATTATGAGGAGTATTCCAAGGAGTTAGGATGTGATATCCACCTTGAAGCCGTATCAGAGGAATACTGCTACCAGTTTACGCAGCATAATCCATATCTCCGCATGGTGGCACTTAAGAATCTTAAAAATAACAATTTGCTCCTGGAATCCCATGTAGTGCATTCATCGTCAGCACTCATGGCACTGCATGATATGGGATGGAAAAATAAAAGCATTCAACGCTTCGAGAAGAAACTGCATGACTTAATGGCTATCATTTACGAATCCAATGCCAGAGCAAATCTTGATGCGCTACAAGGCAAAATGAATTCATACGGCTTTTTCTTCGAGCAACCAGAAGATTGGTTCGATGACCCATTTTATGCTATCGGCAATAAGAAATTGCGTTTCAAGAAGATGCAAAAATATGAGGAGGCAGTGAATGGCTAAAAAGCAGTATATCCAATCCGTGAGGAACTGATTGGAGCACAGAAGATTTACACATTCCAATGCGAGCGGTGCGGTGATCTGATTGGCGGTTACCTTAAGGCACCTGTGTACGGTAACGTTGTCTGCCCAAAGTGCCGAGGCGAAAACAAGCGCACATACACTTTACAAATTCTTCGAAATAGAGTCGTTGATGAAATGGTCAAGGAATTGAGCAAGGCATTTGTTGATGAGGCAGAAATTGCCGTGATTCAAAACGCTGCGCTTATCGTGAAAGCGAGGAAAGACTAATGGGCAGAAAAGGATATGTTGGACCAATCGAAAGAACAATCCTATGCGACATGGGAAAGCGAATCGATGAGATGTGCTACAAGCGGAATATCAGCTACAAGCAGTTGTCAGAGGAAGCCGGAATTGTCCAGGAAACAATATACAGAATATTCGATGGGTACAGTTGTAATGTTGATACTGCCGTGAAGATTGCGAGTGTGCTGTGTGTGTCGCTGGATTATCTGATTTTGGGCAAGACTATCCAAAATGGAAACAGTTGAGGAGCAGAAGAATGGTTATTAGAGAAGAACTGGTAGAGTGCATATATTTTGACGGGCATGAATGGAGCTGTCCATCAATTGAAAACTGTGAACTTGTTGATTGCAGAGAGTGTGCAAGTAATATTCTTGCAGAGTATGAGCAGAAGATAAGAGCAGATGCGCTAAAAGAAGCGTTCGATAAGACTTACACCAAAGCATACGATAGCGGTTATCAGCAAGGAAGAAAAGATGCAGAAGTAGACCATGAAGCAATGTGCGAGACTTGCATTCACAAGGTTAGCGCAGAGGATGTACTGGCTATTATGAATGGTGCGATTGACGAGTATTTTTCACGTTTCGATGAATTTGTTAAGTCAAATCCTAAATTGACGTATTTTTGGACGGAGTTTCAAGTTGAAGCACGAAGGATTGCAGAAAGAATGAAGGAGCAGAAACAATGAGTGATATTGAATACACATTGCGAGAATATACTCAAGAAGAATACGAAGCTGATATGCGTAAGGCAATAGAAGAAAAAGGCTTGTATGAGGTTGTAGAAGGCTTTTGTGAAGAAATAGATTATGAGTGCAAGGACAGAGATTATTTGACACATAGACATATTCAAGAGTTGCTGAATGACATATTAAATGCGATTAAGTTAAAGGAGCAGAAGAATGAGTGATGGAATGCCAATAGAACAAGCGGAGTTTATAGATACTTTGCAGAGATTGTTTAATGAAAGCACAAATATGTGCCATGAAGATTGTTATAATCTAGCATTTATTATATGGCAAAGTAAAGAATATTTATCAAAGATGTTAGGTTATGAAAAAGGCAGAGCAGATGCTATTAATGAAATAAATAACAGAGAAAAAAATATTCCATATTCGGATTTTGCAAGAGGCTTTAAGAGTGGATATGAAAAAGGGCAAATGATTATAGAAGAACACGATGCCAAGGTAAAAGCAGATGCGATTGAGAAATGCGCAGAAATCATAAGTAAGACCATGAGGTGTGAAAGCTGTCCTGTAGATTGCTTATGGGGGGCAGAGCAAAAATGTAAAGATACATTGGCATTATATTTAAAGACACAGATTGAGGAACAGGAGAATGGCTAAACACAAATATGTGTACATGATGGTACAGAACGACAAATACGAGCTTCCTTTGGTTGTAGTGGATAGCATCCGTGAACTGGCAGAGATGACCGGCAAGCCAATCGTAACCGTCGCATCATCATTTAGCCGATTAAAAGATAACCCACAAAGACGAAAAGAAAGCATATACAAGAAGGTGAGGATTTATTGATGATTACAACAGTTATAATCTGTGCGGTGTGCATTTCGCTAGGATGTATCATAGGCTTCGTATTTGCCTGTATTTGCACTTCCGCAAGCCGTAGCGATGAAATTGACCGTGCCTTTGATGCAGGCTACGTGAAGGGCAGAAAAGACGAAGCGAAAGCGAGGAGTTGAACATGAAAAGCAAAGTATATGTATCAGACCTTCTGCACTTTATCGACAAGCAGAGGGGATATGTAAGAGAGAGTGGCATGTGTTCGTCCATGATGCTGGGTGAGCTTCAATGCCTGAACAATATTGAAACCTATGTGAAGCGTTTGGCGATAGGAGAGGACGATGACAAGCAGAGAATGGAAGAATCAAATAATGTCTGAGTTCCATGTATCCAATCAGATGGCAAGCGGTATGTACAATGCTATGCTGTCCAAGCTCCGAGACATGCGAAGAAGCCAGCATCCAATCGAAGTATGGAGGGCAGAAGATGACGAGAAAAGAACTGTCACAAGTGTACTACCTAAAGCGTGAGCTTAAGATGTGGGAGCAGAAGTTGTCTGATCTGCGGAGCCAGTCACTCGTTAAGGCACAGCAAATATCAGGTATGCCATTCGCAAACACAAACGAAATTTCAGATGCAACCTTTGAGCATGTCAGCAGAATCATGGAGTTGCAAGCCGATATAGATGTGTTCCGGCTGAATATCGAAAAGAAGATATCCGAAATTGAGAAATACATCCAAACGCTGGATGATTCATTGCTTCGGCAGATTATTGAATATCGTTGCTGTCAGTGCAAATCATGGAGAGAAACAGCAGCAATGATTGGAGCAGGGACTACAGAGGACAGCATCCGCATGTACTTTAACAGAAAATATCCAAAGAAGTGAAACTTGTTCGCTATGTTCGTTTTGTCCGTTCTATAATGTTATCGTCGGAAAGCGACATGAACTTGCAGATCTTGCCGTCTGTCTAGTGAAACTCCTTTATGAAGCACCCAGGCTATGCAGCGGCTTGGGTGTTTTTATGCGAGGAATAATATGGCAAGAGAATTTGCAAAACAATTTTACAAATCTTCGGAATGGGAAAAAGTCAGAGACTATGTTCTGAAACGTGACAACTATATGTGTGTTGATTGTGGTGTAGCACCGGCTGAGGAGGTGCATCACATCATCCATCTGTCACCAAAAAACATTGATAATATTTCTATTTCCCTTAATCCTGAAAATTTAAAATCGTTATGCCGTGCGTGTCACTTCGCTGCACACCGAGGCGAGCATGCACACGGTAGAGAGAAGCAAGAGACCAGCGTGATACCACAGTATGCATTCGATGAGAATGGTTTCATCGTTTCTATGGATGCCCCTGGGGTAGGGGCTAAATCTTAGACCCCCGGAGGACCGTTGGGGCGGACTCGATTCTAGCCGGACAGCGTGGCGGTGAAAAGGGGGTTTTACTTTGGACAAAGATAAGCAGATTAAGAAGGAGTTGGCGAAACTTACAAAGATATTCGCAAACATTCCGCAGAATAAGAAGGATTTGTGTGAGACATTGATACAGAATGCTGCATTCATGTCCGCTACGCTTTCAGAACTGCAAGAGATTATCAATAAAGAAGGTCCTGTGACTGTATCAACCAATGGAAATGGCTTTGAGGTCATGCAAGAGCATCCAGCACAACGTTCTTATGTTGGTATGATGGCAAAATACACCACAGTGATTAATCAGTTGAGTTCACTGCTCCCGGACTCAAAGACGGATGCAGTTAATAAAGCAGGAGAGAACCTTGCAGCATTTGTGGCAAGGGGAAAAACGATTTGAATTATGTCAGAGAGTATTGCCGAGCAATCAACGATGGGGAGATAGTTGCTTGCGAAGAAATAAAGGCAATTTATAACAGACTATGCGAGGAGATGGATCGAGAGAATGACGATTCATTTCCTTTTTTCTTTTCCGAGAACACCGGCAACCATGCGATAGATTTTATTGAGACATTCTGCAAGCACTATCAGGGCGAGCACGCTGGTGAGTTCGTTAAGTTGGAATTATTCCAGAAGGCATTTATCCAGGCATTGTTTGGATGGCTTGAGAAAAAGACGAACCTTCGGAGATTCAGAGAATATTTTTTTGAGGTTGCACGAAAACATGGAAAGTCATTCCTGTCCGGGTGCATAGCTGTGTACATGATGGTTGCCGATGGCGAAGAAGGCGCAGAAATCTACAGTGCTGCTACCAAATTGGACCAAGCGAAAATCATATATAACGCAGCAAAGAATATCATAGACCAATCCGCAGAATTGCGAGCACTCGTTAAAAGCACTCGTGAAGGGTTGTCATTCAAAATGACACGAAGTATCATGAAGCCTTTACCAAATGAGTCGAAGTCATTGGATGGATTAAATATCCACTTCGCAGCATTGGATGAGATTCACGAACAGCGTGACAGGAACATGTATGACGTTTTGCGCCAAGGCATGAAAGCAAGAAAGGCTCCAATAATTGGATGTATCACAACATCCGGCTTTTATCGTGAGGGATTGTATGACAATCTGCATGATTATGCGGTAGATGTGGCAAAAGGTCTCAAAAAGGATGACCGAATGCTTCCAATCGTCTACAAGTTGGATGAGGTTGAAGAATGGCGCAATCCCAAAATGTGGGTCAAGGCGAATCCTGGAATCGGAACGATTAAAAGCTATGTCCAGCTTGCGGATGATGTGGAAAGAGCAAAGAACGATGCTTCTTATCTTCCAACACTCCTTGTTAAAGACTTCGATATGAAGCAGAACGAGACAAGGGCATGGCTTCCTTTAGAGGTGATAATAAACGAGACAGAAATAGACATGGAATATCTTCGAAGCTCTTATGCTATCGGAGGCTGTGACCTGTCTGCTGTCGGAGATCTTACTTGCGCAACGCTTGTTATCCGCAAGCCGGATGATGTGAATGTTTATGTATTGCAAAAATATTTCATACCGCAAGCAAAGATTGACTATTTGGAAAAGACCCAGAGTAAGGAGGCTCCATACAAATTATGGAGAGATCAAGGCTGGGTGAATATAAACGAAGGCGCACAAGTGGACTATTCGAAGGTTACAGAGTGGTTCAATGATATGGTCAATGGTTATGACATTAGACCGCTATGGGTATGTTATGACCGTGCGCTTTCAGGCTACTGGGTTCCAGAGATGGAGAACTATGGATATGACATGCAGAAGATTCCGCAAGGACCAAAGACATGGACATATCCAATGAAAACCCTTGAAGCTGATTTAAAGGAGCATCGGATAATTTATGGTAATAATCCTGTGCTTCGTTGGTGCCTTGCAAATACGGCATCAAAAGCAACGAATGCTGACGGCATAGAATCAATTCAGCCGGTAAAGATACAGCAGAGCAGGCGAATTGATGGCATGGTTAGCTTGCTGAATGCATATGTGGGATATGTGGAACACTTTGACGAATACATGCCATACGTGAGGTAGTTATGGGATTTTTGGATTTTTTCAAAAAACAGCAGAGATTCAAGAAGGAATCGACATGGAAAGAGCTTGGAATGTTTAATGCGATGTTTTCAGGCTTCGGAACAAATCTGTATTCCTCTGATGTCGTTCGCTCATGTATCAGGCCTTTGGCAGAACATACAAGCAAGGCAAATGCTTTTTCTACGGATAAGAGCGTGGAAAAGATTCTGAATACTAACCCTAACATGTACATGAGCGGTAAAGACTTTTTGTCGAAGATCAGAACACGTTTGGAGTTACAGAACACCGCATTTATTTGCATCATGAGGGACGATAAAGGTCATGCGACTGGATTCTATCCTGTGCCTTATGAGTCATTTGAGGCTGTTGAGTACAAGAATGGTTTATTCATTCAGTTCTATTTCAGCGGAAACGCTGCAAGAACATTGGTGTTGCCTTGGAATGACTTGGCTGTACTTCGTAAGGACTACAACGAGAGCGATATTGCCGGGGATGATAACCGAGCAGTATTGCCGATGCTGGATTTGATTTCCACATCTAACCAGGGCATTTCCAACGCAGTAAGAGCAACAGCCAATCTTCGAGGCATTCTTAAATCCACAAAGGCTATGCTGTCACCAGTTGCCATCAAAGAGCAGAAGGACCAATTTGTTAAGGACTATCTGAATCTTGAAAATTCTGGTGGTATCGCTTCGTTGGATGCTACACAGGAATTTACACCGATTTCAATCAACCCCAAAACGGTTGATGCGGAAACGATGAAGGAGTTCCGTGAGAATGTTTACCGCTATTTTGGTGTGAATGATGCCATCGTGATGAGTAGATACACCGAGGAACAGATGGAGGCATTCTACAACGCTCGAATTGAGCCTTTTTTGGTGGCTTTGTCCTTGGAGTTGACACGTAAATGCTTTACGGAGCGCGAACGCTCATTTGGGGCGAATATCATGTATGAATCTGCACGGATTCAGTATGCATCAAACCGCACAAAATTGGCACTCGTTCGAATGGTAGACAGGGGAGCACTTACACCGAACGAATGGAGAGCAGCATTTAACCTTGCTCCTATTGAGGGCGGTGACGTTCCTATCCGTAGACTTGATACTGCTGAGGTCGGAGAGAATACGGATCAGGATGAAGATTTGCCGGAGCCGGAAGAGCAGGAACCATCAGAACCTATTGACGTAGAAGATGTGGAGGAAATCGATGATTAGAAATAACAGAGAATACCGCACTATGCAAATCCAGCGCAGAGAAGCGCAGGAAGGTGCGGAGAAGGATTACAAGGTCAGAGGTTATGCATCAACCTTTGAGCCTTATTGCTTGTACAGCTTCGATGGTATTGATTACTTCGAGCAGATTGATGCAAAGGCTTTTGATGAAGCCGATATGAGTGACGTTATCTTCTTGTACAACCATGAAGGAATGGTATATGCAAGGCAGAAGAATGGCACTCTTGAGGTAAGCACAGACGAGCATGGACTTCTTACTGTTGCTGACTTAAGCAGCACACAGCAGAGCCGTGATTTGTTTGATGCTATAGATGCAGGACTGGTTGATCAGATGTCATTTGCTTTTACTGTCCGTGAGGATTCTTACGACAGTAAGACACACACCAGAACGATTCTGAAAATCGACAAGGTGTATGACGTTTCAGCGGTCAGCATTCCGGCAAATCCTGGAACCGATATTTCAGCAGTAAGTGCTCGTGACTACTTCAACGGAGTGATTGAAGCAGAGAAAGCGGAGAGACTGGAACGAGAAAAACAGTTGGAATTGGCAAAGGCAAAATTTGAATTTATGGAGGTGTAAGTCATGGAATTATCAGAAATGAACATGGCTGATGTGGTAGCAAGACTTGCAGAACTTGATGCGGAAGTGAGAGAAGCTACTGACATCGAGGTTGTTAATAAGGCAGCCGAGGAAAAAAGAAGCCTTTTGGTTAGAAAGGCAGAACTTGAAGATTTAGAGACTCGCAAGGCACAGGCAGAAGCACTCACCGGCGGTGAGGTTGAAGCAGAAAAAATTATTGAATCAAGAAAGGAAGAAAAAAAGATGGAAATCGAAGTAAGAGACAGCCTTGAATATGGCAAGGCATTTGTTAAGGCTATTATGACTGGCGACGAGACCGAGGCTCGTGCACTTTTGACCGAGAACGTAAACGGAAATATCCCTGTTCCCACTATGCTGGACAATGAGATCCGCAACGCATGGGAGGAGGCTTCTCTGTTATCTCTGGTTAAGCAGACCAGCTATCCAGGCAATGTAAAGGTTGGATTTGAGTATTCCGCAACTGGTGCTGTGGTACACGTTGAGGGTACTGCTGCTCCCGAAGAGGAAGTTCTTGAGCTGGGCACTGTAGAGCTTAAGGCAGAGAGCATCAAGAAGTGGATTACCGTATCCGATGAGGCTATTGATGGCACCACCGTTGATACTCTTGATTACATCTACAAGGAGATTGCACAGAAGATCGCAGAGAAGGCAGAGGAAATCCTTATTGGTAAGATTGTAGCAGCTCCTGCTACCTCCACCAAGACCGCTCCTGCTGTTGCTGTATCTACTGCAACCACTCTTGCAGAGGACACCATCATCGCCGCTCTTGCAGAGCTGTCCGGCAAGGCAAAGAACATCACTCTCACCATGAACCGCAGAACCTATGCAGCACTTAAGGCTGTTGCAGCTAAGGCTAAGTATGCAGTAGATGTATTCGATGGTCTTGGCGATAAGGTTGTATTTACCGACATGCTTCCTGCATTCAGCGCAGCAGAGTCTGGTGCAACTTACATCATCGCTGGTGACTTCGGCTATGGTGCTCAGGCAAACAGACCCTCTGGCGATACCTTGAAGCTGACTGTTGATGACAAGAGTCTTGCAGAGAAGGACCTTGTGAAGATTGTCGGCAAGCAGTACGTTGGCATCGGTGTTGTTGCTCCTAATGCATTCGTTAAGATCGTAAAGTAATCAACCAGGGAAAGAGGTGTGAATTATGTTAGACAAGGTAAAACTTGCACTCCGTATCACTCACAACCTCTTGGATTCTGAAATCACCGAAACAGTGGCACAGGCACGAGCTGAGATGGTTCGTGCCGGTGTGCCTTCTGATGTGGCTGAGAGCGATAATACACTTGTAGAAGGAGCAATCAAAACGTTCTGCCTTTATAGATTTGCCAATGATACGAAAATGAGCGAAGGATTTTTCAAATCATGGGAATATCAGTTGGACAATCTGAGGAAATCAAGCGTGGAGGTGTAGCCCATGTACAATGATGTGATTACGCTCGTTTCAGAAATCAATACGGTTGATGAATACGGAGATATGGTTGTTTCGAGAAGCGAAAGAACAGTATTTGCACAGCTTAAGAGTATCGGACAGAACGAGTTCTATCAGGCACAGGCTGTAGGCTTGAAGCCAGAGATTAAATTTGTGTTGCCGGACTTCTTAGAGTATCGCAACGAAAAGGTTGTTAAATATCAGCCTTTTAATGGTGAGTTGGAAGAATATACTGTCCTCAGAACATACCGAAACAATAATGAAATGGAATTGATCTGCAAGAGAGGTATTGATTGATGTCTGTTCCCAAATCCGTCACACGGATAAAAAGAGATGGAATTGAATATATATCCTATGTTGATAGGTGCAATTACACCATTGTTGAATTGACAAGAGGTGCTTTGCGAGATGTAGGAAAGTTCCTTGTTGTGTCGATGAATAAAACTGCACAGAAACTTCCAGGTATGAAAAAGAACCCTCGTGTACGAGGTAAAAATTCTACGTTCCAGAAATGGGTTAGGAAGCGTGAATGTGATTTGCAGATTGGCACAAAGCAAGAAACATGGTATGGATACCGTCAGGAATTTGGCACCAGTGGAATGAAACAGCTAGGTATCATTAAATCCACCACAATGGATAATATACCAACTATCATCGAAATTGAGAGCAAGTACCTCAGTGCGCTGGAAGATGAAGCCAGAGCATTATCGCTTGTGGATGAAAATGATGAGGATGGAGGTTTTGCAGATGAGTAGAAGTAATGATCTTCGGAAGTTGGTACAATCTCAGCTTAAGACTGTGTGCGACAAGGTGTACTATCGCCAAGCCGATAGCGATGCAATGTATCCGCATATTGTGTTTAAGATGAGGTCAATCAATACAGGAGATTTGAGCAGAAGTGACTACATCTTACAGATTGATGTCTGGGATAAGTCAAGCAGTAATCTCCGGGTGATTGATTTGGCTGATGAGGTAGAGGATGCGCTTAAGTCGAAGAATCTTCCTCAAAGTGGTATTTTACCGACTTTTTATACTGACAATAGGACAGATGTGGATGATGACGATAAGAGCATTAAACATATTCAGATTGATATTGTCGTACAATTATATGAAAGGAAATAAAGTGAAATGGGAATGAAAACTTACAAGGGAACTGGTGCAGTTTCAGAGGCAGACTTCAAGGATGTCAAGTTGGTTGGAAAGACCAAGAGCGGATCTGCTGTTACCATTCAGTTTGATAAGGCTATTAACCTTGGCAATATTGATTGGACCTTTGCAGAGAAGGATGATGTTGTTCCTGAAATCGTCTTTACCGCTGTGTATGCCAACACCGATGAGGCTTCAACCTCTACCGAGGAGCCTTGGATCATCGAGATGGATGATGCTTTGACCGGAGCAGGACAGATTCTGCTTGGTGCTGGCATTCTGTATATCGGTGGGACTGCTGTGGCATTAACTAGAGGCGGTGGAAAGTGGACCGTTGAGCGTGAGTTCCGTGAGATTAACGCTGACGGAGACAGAGGACCTGTTGAGGGAAGAATTGTAATGGAGGGAAGCAGAGCAACTTTATCAATGAACGTTCTGACCATGCTGGGCAGATTCACTGATATGTACGCAGGTATCGCTGAGGCATAATTGAACAGTAGTAGTTTAAGAGGGGTGTCCATTATGGGCATCCCTTTTTTTTAGTTAAGGAGAGAAACAGATGAGAGCATTACAAAGCAAGGACATTTTTGCATTTTGCAGAATTATCAATGATTTAGGTATTAAGGATGAAATGAAGGACGTATGTAGGAACGCAGCAAACATCACAGATTCTTTTGATGGTGGATATGATTTGCTTTTCTGCATATTTGAGAAAGCAACCAGCGTAAAAGGCGAAAAAGCACTTTTTAAATTCTTCGCTGACATCTTCGAGGAAGATTATGAGGCGGTTGCTGAATCAGATCCGATTGATTTTATCGATAAGGTTCTGAAAGTCGCAGAGCCGGAGAAGTGGATGGCTTTTTTCAAGCGAGCAGCATCTTTGACAACCCGGTAGAAATCAAAGAACTGCTGCTCAGGAGATACCATTCACTGGACTTTATGAAGGAAATGGAATTGGATGAGTTCCTTGAGTTCCTTGTGCTTGTGAAGGTGAAAGACAGAGAAGAAAGAGTTTTTCAGCAGTGGTGCGCCATGCTTCCACAGATGGCTAAATACATGGCTTACGAAGAATTTAAAGACTTCCTTACTGGCGCAAATATCGACAGACGAAGCACTGAAGAGATTGTGGCAGATATCGAGCAAGCGCATGGCATGAAGAAAGGTGAACTGTATGGAGATATTTAAGTTAATGGGGTCCGTGCTTGTTGATACAAGCGCAGCGGAAGAATCCCTACAAAGAACGGATTCAAAAGCCGGAGGACTAGGGCAAACACTGCTTAATGGTGTTAAGAGTGCCGGCAAGTTTGCTGCCGGAGTTGCCGCAGCCGCAACCAGTGCCGCGGTAGGTCTTGGAGTAAAGGCAGTAAATGCTGCCAATGAATTTGAGACATCATTTGCAAAGGTAACAACGCTCCTGGGCGATACAGAGGATTTGGATGCGTACAAGCAGTCTATTATCGATTTATCTAACACTATGGGTAAATCAACTGGAGAAATCAGCGAGGCTGTATATGGTGCCATATCCGCTGGTGTAGCAGCAGAAGATGCTGTTGCATTCGTTGGTCAGTCTATGAAGCTGGCAGAAGGTGGATTCACGGATGCAGCAACCGCCGTAGATGTGGTTACAACAGCGATCAATGCGTATGGGCTTAGTGCAGAAGATGCTGGAAAGATTGCTGATAAGTTAATCACTACGCAGAATCTAGGTAAAACCACTGTTGATGAGTTGGCTTCTTCAATGGGTAAGATTATTCCAACCGCAAATTCATTGAATGTGGATATTGATGAGTTGTGCGCTGGGTATGCGGTTCTTACGTCAAACGGTATCGCTACAGCCGAATCAACCACATACATGAATAGTATGCTCAATGAGCTTGGCAAGAGCGGAACGAAAGCAAATTCTGCACTTGCAGCATACACAGAAGAGGCATTCGGTGCATCCATGTCTCTCAGTGAGTTGATGGATGAGGGATTTGGACTGAATGAAGTCGCTGTGATGATTCAGGAACAGGCAGAAAAGACTGGCTTGTCTATTGCTGATATGTTCGGAAGTGCAGAAGCTGGAAAGGCTGCTAATGTCCTTGCAGCGAATGCTGATAAGTTTGATGAAGTATTCGGGCAGATGATTGACTCAGCCGGAGCGACTGAGGAAGCGTATTCCAAGATGCACGGAACAATGGAAGCGCAGATGGAAACGCTCAAAACCAACTTTAATAACATGATGATTCAGTTAGGGCAGAAACTGCTCCCGGCTGTTAATGAGGTGTTTGATTGGCTCATGGAACACATGCCGGAGATCGAGGCAGCCATTGATGCAGTATTTGCATTTGTGTCGAGTGCGATTGACGAAATCATCCCGGTGATAGAGGCACTCATGCCAGTTGTTGAGGCTTTATTTGATGGTATTGGTTACGCATGGGATAATTATCTCAAGCCTATATTTAATGGAATTATTGATTTCTTAAATGGCGCATTTACTGGCAACTGGGAGAAGGCTTTCCAGGGACTTGCTGACATAGTAAAGGGAATCTTCGGTGTCATTGTTGACCTCGTGAAAGCTCCTTTGAATGGCATTATCACGCTCGTGAATGGTGTTATTGACGGCATTAACGAATTGGAAGTGCCTGATTGGGTTCCGTTCCTTGGTGGTGAATCTCCTAACATTCCACATATTCCAATGCTTGCAAAAGGTGGTGACATCACAGCCAGTGGTGCTGCCATTGTCGGTGAAGCTGGAGCAGAGTTGATTGACTTGCCTACAGGAGCAAGGGTAACACCTCTCAGCGGTTCTGCTGCAACACTCGGAGCAGAGGACCTTGCTGATGTAATCGAGGGTGCTATTGAATCAGTATTGAGCAGAATTGCCATTCCTATTGTGGCAGAACCAAATACCAAGAAGTATTTCAACGATATGAGAGCAGAAAATACAATCTGGAAAGCACAGCACGGAGGGAGCGCATTCTAATGGCATACAGTGGATATAGATTAAAAATCAATAATACAATTCTGTCGGATGCCTTTATCTCAAAGGGCACATATAAGTTGAGCCGTGAGGATAGGGTTGTGGAGACTTGGAAAGATGCAAATCAGGTCAATCATGTGGTTACTGATGGCACCAGGAGCATCATTACGTTCCAGATCAGAGAGCATGGCACCGACGAGCATTACAAATTGACACAGCTTTTCCGTACCAGAAACCATGTGCAGATTGAATATTTTGATGACGAAACAGAGTCTTATCGTACTGGTGATTTTAGGATTCCGAAAGTCATATTCAGTCACTACAATCTGACAACCCAGCAGTTGAGATATAACGCAACTGCTATTACTTTGGAGGAATATTAATGATTAGCATGACAGAAGCGCAGAAAAGCGCATATATGTCCGATTCAGCGCATAAGCAGATAAGATTGATATTTCCACAGTACAAGGGCGGTCTGACCATTACAAATGAGAATATCGATGCTGAAACGATGGATATTAACAGAAGCATTATGGATGGTGATGAGCTGGAAGTGGTGGGGTGTATCTCCACCGCTTTTTCTATAACCATTCATGATGTGGAGCGGTCTGATGACCTTGTTGGACAGCTTCTATTCTGCGATATAAACGCAGACAATACAGGCTGGGTCAGATTCTTCAACGGCAACGTTTCAAGCGTGGAGAAAGGGTCAAATCGGACCATTCACACCATCAAGGCTTATGATGCATTGCACGATGCCATGAATGTGGATATGACAGAGTTTTATAACAACCATTTAGCGTGTACCCTGAATGAGTTAATCAGAGAAGTGCTTCCACCTTGGGATTATGCCGACTTTAACTTACCAAATGGTAACACTATTGTGCCAATGGGTACTGTGCATAAGGTTGAGAGTATCAGCAAGACCGATTTGCTCAAATCCATTTGTCAGATCGCCGGATGCTTCGGATATATCACAGGAGATAACAAATTCAATATCTATGTGGTATCCCAACAGGATGACCACAACACTGCAAGAGTACCAGCATATAAGGCATTGGACTACGAGACATACGAAACGGTATCAATCACCGATGTGGTGATTAAGGAAAGCGAATCTGATGAGGGTATGTCACTCAATCAGAAGGCTATTATTGAAATGCTGCGGAACAATGCACCACAGGCGCAGACCTTCTCCACCTTGGATGAATACAAAGCCTATTACGCTTCGAATTTGACCCCATATTCAGCCTTAATATCTGACAGCGACAAATACTCTAGCCTTGCAACGAAAGACCGCTATGTGTTCGATGTGACAGAGGCAGACGGAGCATACACTGTCACTCCTATCGGCATTTCATGGGATTGGACTATCAGAAAAGCTATTCGCCAAGTCATTAAAGCAACAGGCATGATGATTGATTATGAGACAGCAGAAGTACGGAAGCTGATTTCCGATACTGAAAAAGCACTCCTTGCAAAAGGATGGTTTGCGTGTGTCGGTGGTATCGTAGTTATGCCATCAGAAGAATGGATTGTTAATCGTCAGTTTGTGGATGATTGCATGGGCATTCTCATGAACCTTGGATTGTATCCTTTGGAAGATACCTTCGTATGGGGCAAGGTGTACAAGGTCGAGAATATGCTTTGTGATTATGAGCAGATGCGACAGTTTGCAGATAATCATGGAGCAGATGTGTACAATGACAACCGCTCAAGCTACAGATGGAATGCTTGTGTTGGTGGAAATGTTATCGCTCAATACTGGGATAGAATATTTGCAGAACATCCTGAGATTACCATAGATGGCAAGTACATCTATGTCACTAGGACAAATGAATGGGTAACATCAGCAACAAGTTGGTGGGATAAAGGCATTAGTTGCTTGCAAATCCTTGTTCCTCCTTCTGATGCTGTGTATGTTCGCATGACACGATGGTTTGGCAATGCGGACAATATCAACAAAGGATATAAGGATAGTGATTGGGTAGCGAGTACAACAAGCGGAATCATATGGGAATTTTTCAAGGATGCCGGACTGACACAGCGAGCATCCGAGACCGCATATATGCTTGTGGTATATCCCAACTGGAACAAGTCAGAGGAATACGCAAGTATAAATACCATTTATAACACCTACTACACGGACGGTATCCGCTATTTGCTCACACATAACACGACTTCTGACGGAGGATATTGCTTTATACCAATGTGGAAAGATTACGGAATTAAAGGCACTATTCCACAGGACGGAGCAACGCTTCCGATGAAGGCAAGCGATACCACAGCGAGCCTTTATAAGAACGACTGGCAGAGCTATTTATACCATTCTTTTCCCTCCAAGATGGTCGGTATTGGCAAACTTACAAACTACATGACAGTTACATCTGCCGGAGCGTCAAAGGCTGATTTCTTTGCATATTTCAGAACGTGGGTATCGTCCATGATTGCAATGGATGATTGGAGAGAGGGATTCCTTGCAAAGTGGGATAGGATGGTGGCAGAAAAAGGCGATGAATTGCCGGAAGGATTGATACAGGGTAATTATCAGAACGATTTGCACAGCGTTTCTCTTGCCTTTGTGCCTTCTGAATATCTGCCACAAGGCATTACGTTTAATCCGACATCTCTTACATCTAGCATGATGATTCGAAGCGGTGCTCCGTATGATTACGTGTTCGTTGATGTATCGAGAATGAACGATGTACCTTATACATTCGAGTATCGTTCCGCTGAGTACAGCTCTTATTATGGTGGATACGTTGGTGCAAATCAGAGCATCAGCAGAGCAATTCATGTTGATAACTATGACACCGAAGTACAGAAGGTGGATATTTCGCTCCTCAAGCTCGGCAAAGGTGAAACGCAAGCGGAGGTGTGGAACGGAAGCATTGAAGATGTGCAGCATAATATCTATACCGTGCTTGGAAATATCTTCTGGTATGACCAGCCTGATAGAATGACCATGTTGTATAACCTCTACAATGAGATAGCATATCTTGCTGATTTCTCTTACAGACCATTTGAAGCATCATTCCCTGCAATGCCTTGGCTGGAGTGTGGTGATCAGATTATTCTGACCGATAAGATTGACGGAGAAATGCTGTTCCGGGCATTCACAATGCACATTCATGGCATTTGCAGCATCTTCTGTGATGCAAGTGCAGATGGCAATCAGTATCAGAACACATTTACCACATCTCTCGGAATCAGCCTTCTGGACGATACAAGAGCAATCGCAGAAGAAGCACTTGAAAAAGCGAATGCTGCAAGTGAGCAAGTGGTGATTATCGAGAGAGACTATGCAACCAGAGCATGGACCGCAGAAGAACTGGCAAAGGCTATCGAAGCGATTAACCAGTTCAATATTAAGATTCTAGATTCACTTCCCGCCACGGGAGAAGCTGGCACTCTGTATTTTATCAAGAAAACAGATCCAGAGCAGGGTGACATCTACGAGGAATACATGTGGATAAATAATGCCTGGGAAAAGGTTGGAAGTACCAAGATTGATTTATCAGATTATGTGAAGAAATCAGACTTATTCATGTCACTTGTTGATGGTATTCCTAGTATTACATTTGAGGAGGTATAAACATGGCAACAGCAACAAAACCAATGATGCTGGACGAAACTGGAAAGCAGATTGTAGACGAATTAAAAAAGATCGCAGAAGTCAAGGGTAGTGCTATCGGCACTACTTTTGACGATTCAGTAGCGCACCTTGGCACAAATAATGTTCAGGGTGCTATTGATAAGTTAAAGAGCAATGCTGACACGCTTGCTGGTAATGTTACAACAGCAGAGCAGAACATCATCACAAACACGCAGAATATCGCTGCAAACACAACAGAGATCTCTCGGCAATCGTCACAAATTGCCGAAAACTCGACTAAAATTGATAACCTTGGTTTAGTGGTAAATAATGGCATGTTATGTGCTGTATATGGAGGATAAAAAATGAGCGAAATTGTAAAACCTATTATGCTTGATGAGACAGGAAAGGGAAT